CTCGATGACGCCGTTGCAAAGCGGGTTGTCGACAGCATGGCCTTTTCGAGGGCCACAGCTCTGTTGGACCACTTTCTCCCGCGGTTTCTGGAGCAGAGGGTGCTCGTTCAACCGGGGACGGATTTCGTCCGCATGCTGGCTTGGGTGAACACGATGACTAACAGTCGTCGGAGGAATGCTCTGTTGAGAGCGCTGATGGAGCTTCGCAAGAACGGCTGGGTCCGCCCTGATGACTGGGCAAAGATCAAGCCGTTTGTGAAGAGCGAAAACCTCCCGCACTTTGCGCCCGCCCCCACGTTTGGGGGCGTCGAGCTGCAACGGGATGCGTGTCGCTACGTCGCGCGTTTGATTCAGGCACCCTCGGAGTATAGCCACCTTCAGGCCGGGCCGATCCTCAAACCGATGGTCGGCATGCTCAAGGAGGATTGGGGACCAAGCAACTGGCTGTTTTATGCCAGCGTCAATCCCAGCAAGTTGGATAGCTGGTTGGCGGAAGTCAAGGACTGTCAGTCCTACTTCTGGTCCGATTACACCGCCTTCGATGCGACTTACAGCCCAGAAGCCTGGGCGTTGATTGAGTCGATCTATAGGCGGGTAGCCCCAGACGCCCCGCGCGAGTTCTGGGCCATCCTCGAGCAATGGCGGACGCCGTATGGAGAGATGAGGGATAGGCAGACCGGCTTGACGTTGAAGTACCAAGCCGCAACCTGCAACTGCAGCGGCAGGGACGACACTGCATTGGCTAATGCTTTGCTGAATGGCATCGTGCTCGGCATGAGCTTCGCGGCGGCGATCTCCGGAGTTGACCTCTGTGATCTGCGCGCGGAGCACCTTCAGCTGGCCAAGAGCCTGTGTCGTATCGGGATTGTTGGTGACGATTCCTTGGTAGGCTGTCACTTTGATGTCAGCATCTATAAGGATGAGATTCTCGCCAACATTCGCCGGTTTGGCCTGATCGCCAAGGTTGAGACGAGCACCAGGTTGTGCGACGTCACCTTCCTTGGCATGATGCCATATCCTGTCCGCCGCGGCGGGTACCAGTGGGGGCCTACGATTGGCCGGAGGTTCTACAAGGCCTTCTGGCAGTCCGACCCCGTTGGTGGCCTACCCTCGTGGACGAGGGGCGTTGCCCAGCAGCTGAAGCTCTATCGAAATGTGCCCTTATTGAGCGAGACGGCCGC